AAATGGAGGCAACATTAAATATATGTATTTAGGGTTTCCAAATTTTTTAATGTAAGCAAATGTTGATCTAATAACTGAGCCTACCGAATTACCCTCATAACCAATATTATGAACAGTCCCTGAAAAGCTTTCCTGTATTATGTTAGAAAATCTATACTTTTCTGGCAATGCTGTACCCCATGTTTGAGAGCACCCATTAATTAATAAATCTGCCTTTTCAAAAAAATCTTTATCTCTAAAACCATATTTATTTATAGAGGTATCAACTCCCAAATGACTCCAATTATTTAAAATCTTTGATTCCCTCGGAAATCTATTTACATATATTTGATCTTCTATTTTGTTAGAGCAAATAACTCTTGATGTCTTTTCGTTTAAACCCATGTACCAATCAAAATATTTTTTAGTTCCGTGTTGATCCATTAAAAACCTCCTCATAAAACTTTTCTGCAATGTGAATGCTTGCGTGAGCACCTATGTGGGCATTTTCATGAAAAAGATAATCATTTGCTATTTTCCAAAACATTCTATACCTTACATCATTTGCCATATCTTCATGGCAGCTGGGGTGCTCCCCTTCAAAAAATCTTTCATTAAACCATGCACAATCAATTGAAACATAGTTTTCATAATAACCATTTTTATTACTAATATCATCAAATAGGTCTTTGTCATCTGGGTACCAAACTGTGTACTTTAAATTAATATCAAAGTTTTTACAATATTGTTCTAAAACTCTTAAATAAGAAAGTGATTGATCATATGCAATTTCTTCTGTTAAAACCTCTTGCAAATTTAATGGAATCTTAAAAAATTTGCTGTTGTTATTTCTATAAACATTTGCATCAACTAATATATCGTTATGGCTGTGAACTTGATTTGAATGCATAAAATTAGGAGTCCTTGCCGTCCTAAATCTATGTAGTGGAGGCAAAAGAATAAATAAGTTTTTTGGGTGACCAACTTCTTTAAAATAAGCAAAAATTATTTCTACAACACCTCTTAAAGATTTGCCTGGTTGCCCTAAATTGTTTAAACTTTTTGCATTTAACTTTTCTTTTAATAAATTAGGCCAGATTAAACTATCTGGTAACCCAGTACCCCAAGTTTGCGAACATCCCGCAACAACAACTTCGGCTGGGCTACCGCTAATAAAATCTTCTCCCCTATACCATTGTCTGTTAAATGTATACTTTTCTTGATTAAACAAGCTATAGTCTGGGTGATCTTTATAAAAACATTTTTTTGAATTTTCTATGTAATGCTCTCCTTGATCTGGGCCCCAAAGACGTGGTCTACCAGAATGAGGGACAGACAAGTTTTGCAAAGTAGGATATAAAAAATTATTTTTTTGATTGCTATTATAAACAAATTTATCATTACCAAGTAATGAGTTAAAGAATCTGCTTTCTTCAGACATCAGTAAATATAGTCCCCTCTTTTTTTAATATTTCTTTTGCTTTTTTTTCTATAAAAATATATATAAACATTATAAAAAATTGTTTTAATCATTTATTGTGGACTCTACTATCTGCTGAACGTACTCAGAAAAATGCTTTCTAACGTTGCCCATTGGTCTTGAGCCCGCCAGGTTCCAAATTCTTTTATATTCAACAACATTGGCAAATGTAGTCGGGCACAAGGTCACCCCGTTGTATTCTTTTAATACTGTAGGAAGCGGAACATGCTTGCCACAGCATTTACATTCTTTTGCTTTTTCTTGATACGTACTCATATTATTTGCATCCTATCCATTGCGTCTCGTAAATTTCCTGGCATTCTTGGTGCCCTTATTAGATTATATGAGTTTGTTTCGCCATCATTTTCTGTTCCAAAATCATTGTCGTAGCTCATAGATTCATAAGTATGTATATCTATTTCTTGATTTGTATCAAATTTACTTCTGCTAATTGCATTGTAAATAGCACCACAAACTGCATCCGCCAAGTCTTTTGAGCCTTTTCTTGGGTGGTCAACCCTGTCTCTCATTATTTTAAGCTGAAGCAACTCGTCTATAAGTAACTGTATGTGAGGCCCAGAAAGTCTTTCTTCTGCCACAATCATTGCCATATCATCATAATGCTTTTTAGCGACAGATAGAATCTCTGTATTGATGCCGTATTGTTTTAGTTGTTGCATCATATCATGAGAGTTCCATCTGTCAAAAGTACATACACGAATTTTAAATCCTCGTGTCTTTAAAGAAAGAATGTAATCTTTTACTTCAGTAAAATCTACAGACTTGTCTTTTGTTGGTGTCCAAAACCTGACTGCATCTATTTCAACAACAGGGGCTGGTTGTGAATAGCTATCGGTGACTTTAACGTTTACCCACTTGTTTACATGGCCCATTGCTACTGCACAATGGTCATGCTTTTGCGCTAAGTCTACGTGAATAAAATATTCTTTATCTGGATCTGGAATAAACCACTCTTCAAGTCTGCCAAAATTATCTACTGCAAGGTGTGCTTTATTAAAAGCTTTCTCAACCTTTTCTCTTGATTTAAAAAATGCATCAACTGCATCTGGTGGCATGCATGCAAAACGTGATAGAGCATCAAGAGGGTTAGTAAAAAATGCAACCTTAAAATCATCAATTTTTCTTACTGGATTTATTTCCCAGGTCGGTCTCTTAAGTGCGTAGACTTTTGGAATTTTATAAGACAATATGTGGTCTTCTTCCCACTCAACACTAAATTCATTTCCCTGTGTATTATCTGGAAGGTCTTCATCCATTTTAAATTTATGATCACGAACAATGGTTTCTTTTTGTGCTACTACGGCATCATATCTTTGCTGTATATAGTCGTTCTTATATCTAGGGAATGAAAGCAAAATTACTTTGCCAAAGTCTGGAAAACGAGAATCTACGGATGCACGGTACATATCGTATATAGCTGCGCCTGTCTTTGCCTGCTCATGGCCTGTTGTATTGTCAATTGCAAATCCTGAAATCTCATCAAGGATAACTACGATTACGTTATATCCTTCCCATGCCTCACGTTCTGAGTGACCTGAGTGTACTGTAATAGCTTTATCAAATTTAACTTCCGAAGCTTTGTCATTATATTTTCCAGCAAACCAAGGGGATTTGTCAATGCGTGTTTTAAATCCTTTAAAAAAAACGTTGCTTGCCTGTTGAGAGTTGATAGCAATGTTAATAATATCAATGCTATCGCCTGGGGGCTTTCCATAATATGTTGCTGGATCTTTAAGGCACAATAGTAAATATACTATATATGATACCGCAATAGTTGAACAGTAGTCTTTTCCAGATCCTTTTCCTAACTGAGCAACAACTTCATTAGCAGTTTGCTTAAACCTTATTCTTCCCTCTTCTTCTCCAAAAAGCTTGATGAGCGTTGACTCTTTATAAATCTGGGAGCTTTTTTCGATAAGCGTGTATTGATAGTCTGAAAGTTCTGGAAGCCCAAGGTATTCTGGACTTCTAACAAACGTTTTAAGATCGACTGGTTTTTCATCAAACTCCTCTCCATCGAGCATATCGATAAGATCGGTAAACTCAAACGACATTGGCTTCCTCTACTGGAACTGATTCAACCACTCCAGTTATTTGAGACAATCTTTTTGCAACTTCCATCTTACACTTAGGGCATGTTGAAGTGGTCTCTTTTAAAATCCTAACAAGGATATCTTGTTTTCTTTCTGTCTCTGCAATTTGTGCGGCAATTTCATTATTTTCTAATACGCCAATAGACTGCAGCATTGCAATTCTTTTAGTTTCTATATCAGCAATAAGCTTTAATGCGCCAGACTTAATTCCTAGCTGGCCAGATTGATCTGCATCTTCTACCGTTTTCCAAGCTTCTTTGATAAGCATTGCATAATGTTGATCCGCCCCTGAAATAGCTTCTCTAGCACGATCTCTGATGTTGCTATCGTTATGCACAACGTCTTTCCAGTCGTCAATTAATTCAATAACTTCTTTGCGCTGGATACCTGTAATTGTAGCGATCTGAGTAGGCGTACTTCCTTTAAGGAGTTCTTCAACTACCCTATTCATTCTGTCAAAATGCTGTGATAATTCTATTTCGCTCATTAATACAGTATACTTCTAGTCGACTAAAATGTCAATTGGAATTAGCCTTTGCAATCTTTAAAAGGATTAAGTATCCAATCATGTCATCAATATCATTATCTCCAGCGAAGCCAGATCCATTCTTAATTCTATTTATCTTATCATCAATGCGGATTTTAATCTGCTCTTGATTGTCCGCCTGGGAAAATATACGAATTGGACTAAGTGCTGAGTCTCCATATGATATATTCTTTTCAATTAGCATCTGTGCAATCTCAAGACACTGTCTAATAATTTTATGCCCTGAAGGAGCATCTGTTGCCATAAGCTGTAGATCTGTAATCCACATCTGATAGCCATTATCTTTTTCTGGATATCCCGCCATTATTTTCTCCTAAGCAAGACGTTTACGACATCATGCTGTTTAATTCTTTCAAATGTGGCCGCTTCCCCATTTAAAAATTCCATTGTATATTTATCATTTAATTCTACTAAAAATTCATCTGGTTGTCCAGCCCCTAGCTCAACAACAAGTAATGGACATTTCCACGCTTCTTCAGAAAAGCCTTCAAATACAAACCGCTCATGTCCTTCTACATCCATCTTAATAAAATCAATTTTGCCATTATATATTGAATCTAATCTATCAGCAAAAATTTCTTCTGTATGAAAATTACCATGTTGACCATGATTACCAGACTGGTGTTGATTTACAATTCCCGATCCGCCTATGTTTTCTTCCCATATATTTAGAACTAAATTATCTTTTTTGTTAGACAAGGCAATATTAAATACCTCTATTTTTCCAGCATCTGAGTATTCATTAAAGGTTCTAGATGTTTCGTATGATCTACAAAGTCTAGTGATTGGTTCAAAAGCCAACACCGACCCAAGATTGCCCACAGTTCTTGCCATCACTTCTGTAAAGTAAAATATGTTTGCGCCTACATCAAGACAAGTCCACCCTGGCTGTATATTGGTTATCATCCATTGCGTAAGCTCTATATCCCAATGCCCGCTGTTCCTGCATGTTGCTTGAACATACCTATCTGTGGAGTCTCCAGTATAAACGTAGAACGAATCTAATGCTTTAGAAAATGTAATCGATTGTGATGATGGGTTAATAGTATTCATCGCTTTTTAATTAATCCAAACTGGTCTAGGTACCTTTGTATAGTCATTGCAGAAACTCCGCATTCTTTTCCTATTTCTGTAACAGTTTTCTTTTGAATTATATATCTTCTATATAGCCAGTCTTTGCTTTGATAATACTTCATCTTTCAGTTAGTACTTTGTTAGCATAATGTGCAATACCAAAGCTATCTGCAACATCAAAATCCACCACATTTAAATTATACTTTCTATTAAAGTAGTCAGCAGTTCTCTGCTTTCTCATATTGCGTAACTGATTCTTATACCAGGAATCTGCATATCCTGGGTTGGCTAATCTTATTGCAGACTTTTCATCTTTCGTAGGATTTTTGTTGCCAATGTGCGCCTGCCACGAGGATGGGCTAATAGTAATAACCTTAGAACCAGTAGACATAAGCTCAGCAATAACAACTCCATAGACATAAGACAATTTTATCACAGCATCGGGTGATCTGACAAGTATGGCACCTTCTACTGCAATATAATCACTTTTTAATTCTTTAAGCATCATATTCATTCTTAATTTAGCGTTATATATTTTCTCATAAATATCTTGCCCAACTAGGTCTATCTTTCCCCACTTCAAAGGAATGTCATTTTCCATAAGGCAAAAGGCAATAGAGTTGGTGGATGCATCTATCCCCAAGACTCTATTGGCCTGTATCTTTTTTAAGCTAGCTAACGTCATTTATCCTCTTTAAAATAGAATTAACATTCCCTGTATTTATATTCTTTTCACAAGATGAGCATATGTTATTCTTATTATACCTGCTTAATTGTATGTTGCATTTTTTGCAAAGCCTCTCAGCCCCATTTTTAATTGCTTTTTTCTCATAGTACTTTTCCATAATTCTTTTATTAGTTGCAATTCTACAGCACTCATCCTTGCAATACTTTTGATTATGTGTCTTGGGTGTAAACTTTTTCTTACACTCCTTATTTTCGCAAATCATACAAGAGGAACCTCAAACTTTTCAATTTGAACAGTGCCTAAAGGTGTTTCTTTTGAATAGCATTCTTTTTTAACTGGGCAGTATGTGCAAGGCATCTTTGATTTTGAAGCACCTGCAGGGCGCATTGGAAGGTCACCATCTTTAAAGTTATCCCAAACCTCACACATCCAAGTAAAGGTATCTTCAATTATTTTAGTATTCTTTTCATTCATTGAAATTGGAATGACAAGGATCTCCTGTGTGTTTTTATTCTCATATAGAAAGAAACCTTCTTTAGCATTCTTTAGCTTCATGTATGTTAGCAATTGAAGCATATGGTTAGCTGTAGGTTTCATCTCAGACTGTCTTGTATCCCACACTTCTTGCTTAGCCGTCTTGATTTCACCGATTACGGTTTCACCATCGTACTCCATAATAAGGTCTATAAATCCTCTAATTGGTGGATACTCGTTAAGAATCTCTTCTTCTTCTGCCTTAAACTGTGGCATAGATGAAATAAGTTTTTGTAGTCTTTCGTGTGCCTGTGTGCCTTGTGCCATATTAGCAACTGCAACTGCATCGTTATCATCAATAAACATTGCTCCAGAGAAAGCCATATACCAATATCTTGGGCAGGTTCCATGACCGTATCCCAGCGAACTTGGGCTAAATGACTTCTTTGTCATCTCGCCATCTGCACGTTTAGTATTTCGATACGACTCATCAAGCAACTGTGCAAATAGTTCTGGGTCGAAGTGCTTGCCAGTATGCTTCTTAAACTTAAGGTTCTTTACTATATCTCTACCCATTGTTTGGCACCCACATTTTTTCTTTTCCTTTGTTGTGATATCTAGCCATAACAAACAGTAGGTCTGATAGACGATTTAAATATTTAGCAATGTTTGGATTAATATTTTTTATTTTCCAAACTTCACGCTCTGCTCTTCTAACGATAGTTCTTGCATTATGCAATGCTCCAGTAGGCAAAACAAAAGATCTAAGTGGCTCTAGGTATTCATTATAGTCATCAATTACATTCTCTAAATATATAATCCTATTTTCAGATATTTTTATTGTTTCGGCACCTGCAAGCTCTGCGCCAAGGTCAAATAGGTCGCTTTGAACTCTTTCGATAATGTCATTATATTCATCGATTGCCATTCCAATAGCAGAGTTAGCCTCATCTACAGCGCCGATGGCTTCCATAATAGGGCTAGCCTTAGAAACTCTATCGTTGTTGGCATTAGACGTTTGGCCATCATCACCTGTTTTGGTATAAATCTTACTTAGTATTACCATCAGTGTCCCTTTATCGCTCTCCAAATATCAATTCCAATTTTATTAACAATATACATTATGAATAACGTAACTGCTAGCTGAATTGCATACTCTATCGATATTTTGTTTTTTGTTTTATTTGGCTTATCCAATAAATTTAAGGCCATCTCAATTCTCCATCACTTGAAAAAACCAACCCTATACTGTCACCAGCGTACAAAGTTGTTTCATTAATTGCTTTTTCTGCCCAGCCCCACTCATTTCTTGGGAAAAGAAGAACCTGTTTCTTTTTTATAATTACTGCCCAGTATGCATCTTCAGGAGGCATCTCACTACAAGATTCCTCTTTGCTTGAAGGAAGATTGTTTAACCTACATAATACTGCATCTCCGTATTTAACGGTTCCCTCTGTACTGTATCCAGATTGTTTTATAAAATCTAATGCATTTATATTGTCTTGCTCTATGCATTCGTTAAATTTATTTTGTTTGGCAAGAGATCCATAGTCTACATATAGATTTATGCAAGAAGGCTTTACTCCGAACGCTTGTATCGTAAATGCAAAAGAAACTACTACAAATAACGATATGATTATTTTGTTTTTCACGAGTTGTACCTCACAACATATTTAAGCGCATCTACCAATTTGTCTATGGACTCTTTTACAGAATAATATATATTCTTTTTGTTATTGTTTACTGTTCCCGCTTTGTCCTTAGCAATTGTAGAATATACAGATGCAAGCACTGCAAACTTTGTTGACATTGCCTGAAGCTCCATAATTAAATGTGGTGCTTTTGCTGATGGGACATCAGGATTCATTAACAATTTTACCACAATTGAAAGAGCTCTGTCTAAGTGTTCATCTTTCATGAACTCGTGCAGATCGTTAAATTCTGTAATATCACTAATTAACTCAAGAGTATTTTTATCTTCAGCCATTTTTTATCCTCTTATCCCACTTGTCTAGAAATAGCCCTACAGGGTATCCAATTACAAACCCAACCATTAGTCCCATAAGAAATGCTGTCATGCGAATGCCTTTTGAATTAAAGCATACCCAATCCATAGCCCTACAATTCCCATTAGTCCAGCGAATACTGGTGGGGCAGGAATTGGCAACTTAAATATACTGAATACTCCGCCTACTGCAATTCCAGTAACGGTTGTGAAGAATAATTCTTTCATTAAAATGGAACCTCTGACTCTGT